CTTTTTGGTTATAAGGTTAAGGAAGAGAAATGCTATATTGTAAAAATGAAGAATATTTCTAAAGGTTCTAATTGTCTAAATTACAATAAAAATAAAGGTCTTTGGGAGTTTGTGGATGATGCTAAAGTAAGTAGTTATAGAATAAAGCACACCAAGGAAGAGCTTAAGGAAGCTGGTTTTGGGGAAGTGTTTAACAGCCCGTTATTTGAAGTTGAGGAGGTAGAGGAATGACAGTGGAACAATTCCTTGGATCTTTATCAATCTTGATGTGGACTACATACTGGTCAGTACTTGTGTACAAATGTGTTAGAAACAGGGAGAAGTGAAATGAAGGAAGATCTAAAGTATTGGGAAACTATTCTTGAAGAGCTTCCTAAATATCCTACACCCTTAACAAACCATGCAATAGGTTATGTTAAAGCTAAAATAGAAAAAAATTAAGGAAGGGCAAAATGGATGATAAACTAAATTTTATAAGGTTTTCAGTAGTTCTTATACTTGTAAGTATGTGTGGTTTTGCCTATTGTATAGACAAAAAGCTAGATGACACACAAAATGAATGGAAGCAAATTGTAGTTAAGCAAGGTGAGCACATTAAGAAACTTGCTGAACAAAATAAGGCTCAGGATGTTATCATTAATAAGCTCACTGTTGAGTATAATTTAAAAGGTAAAAAGAAATGAGTAGAGAAGGATGGTACAGATCATGTGCTTGGCTAGATGAAGCAAGCAAAAGGGAAGACCTTTCAGGTGTATTCTTTTGTGCTATAGATTCCTATCTGAGAAGTGTAGATATGTCTATAAGTGCTTACCTAAACAAGCTACATAAGAAAGCTACAGGTAAGGAGATAAAGAATGGAGGAGCTTACTACTGTGTAAGAAAAGTAGCAGAAAATAAACGAATCCTGTTCCCTTACCTTGTGGATCATATGGTAGAAGTATTTAGCAAGGAAGAGCGTGAATATCTTTGCTGGTATTATGTGAATACTAAAAAAGGTGATATAAGAAGATCACAGCTCCTAGCAAGCTACTATGATAAGTATGAAGGGAGACAATCTCCTGAAATACCTATAATTTTTGAAGACTGCTTTGTGACCTCTAAAGAAGAGGAAAAGGTTTCAGTAAAGAAGCTATCACAAAAAGAAAAATTAAGAAAAGAAATGAATCGCAAAGAGATTTTAGAAAGGGCACTAGCTATAGAGATTGCTGAAGGAAGACTACACAAGAGTATTCCTTATGTTGAATTGAAGGCTACTTGGAAGTAAAGATGGAGTATAATAAAAAAGAACAGCTTTTTGATAAAATTACTGGACTAATGATTAATAACCCTTGCTTAAAGGAGAAATGGATCAATGAGGGTATAAGTGAGGTTTTCAAACGTACTGAGGATTACTTTAATAAAGAGCTTGTACCTGAAGTACCTCAGTATGTGGCGGATTGGATTGAAGTATGTAAAGAATATCTTACAAGTTCTCTCTATCTTGCTATGACTCCAAGTTTTTTGAAAGCAAATAACCAAAGTATTGAATTAATATTATGGATCAAAAAGAAAGAGAACCAAGAAACATTCGCTAGAGCTTGGCTTGAAGGTTACGAGTTTGAGAAAGAGAAAAAATATATAGTTAAGGTTAATAATACCATGGAGGCTTCTAAATACCTTAAATATGAAAAGGTTGTTAAAAATGGTATTTTGGTATGATTAGTGGTTCTGATGCAGTACGCTTACACCACACGAAAGATGAACTTACAGAAGGAGGATTTGAATGGGTATTCTCCTGTGAAGGTGTAGAAGTTGAAGAGGTAACAAAATGATTACAAATTTATTAGATGAAACAGTAGAATCTTTAGAAAAATATGGTAAAACACTGGATGATGTTTTGTATATCCAAGGTGATGATTTTGAGATCACAAGAAAAAACTTTGAAACAGTAGCTAGGGATACAAATTATGATTCTGGTTATGGTGCTCAACATGTACCAAAAGACCTTGTGTTAGTTGGTGAAGACTGGTGGATTGAACGCTATGAGTATGATGGTGCTGAATGGTGGGATTTTAAGAGTATCCCAGCAAGGAAACAGTACATGAATAATATCACGAACCTACATAAAGGCATGTGGGATACCCTTAAGGAAATGAATGAGGATGAGTTGTAATGAAATTTTTAATACTTGGTCTTGAAAACAAAGAGGTAGGATTCCAGCTATTTATTATAAATATTTCTGAGATCATTCTAATTGATGAAGTGGATTTATTTAAAAATATATGTTTGAAGGTATCCTTAAAAGATGGTGGTATGCGATATTTCAACCATGTAAGAATTGCTCCTGGAAAACTAGTAGAAGTAAATCGTATTAGTGATTTTTATAAAATTTTGGAGGAGTATAGTGCTTGATTTTTTATACATTACACTAGTCTTTATATGGTTTTCAGGAAGGGTAGGTACTGTGGTTAAGCTATACATATCTTGCATGAAAGGAGAGAGTGATGAATGAGGAAATAGTTGTAAGATATCACTTTATAGGTGGTGAAACTGTTGACTGCGAGTACACAGATAAAGAAATGTACTGGATAAGTGTTACCAGTATGGAAGAGCAAGGTTTACTAATCGTTGATAACAAAGTGATTAACACAGAGAATATAACCTATTCTGAAATTATTAAAGAAAGAGTGATGAACATTGATAAACACTATTGATCTTAAATATCCTGTGTGCTTAGATATTGAAACAACAGGTCTTGATAGGTTTAGGGATGAAATTACTTCAATTCAGATTGGGTTTACAAATGTAGACCAAGGAAAATATGTGCGTAGGTTCTTCGATTGGAAGAAATTGGGAATGAAACGTGCTTTAATGCTTCTTACTAAGCTTAAGGATGCTAAGCTAGTCACACACAATGGAAAGTTTGACTTACTATTTCTGTATGTTAAGACAGGGATTGAGTTGAAGCTGTGGGTTGATACATTGGTAATGGCTCATGTTTGTGGTGAGGAAGAGCTTGGACTTAAGCCTTTAGTAAAGAAGTACTTTAAGGTAGACTATGATATCTCAAAAGAAGCTAAGACAGGAAAGATCACAGATAAGTTTAAAGCTTATGGCTTGGATGATGTGTACTATCCTATGGAGCTTGTTAAGATCTTTAAGAAGAAGCTTAAGATCTATAACCTTGAGAAAGTCTACAAGCATGAAATGAGAGCCTACAGTGCTTACCTTGAAGTTGAGAAGAATGGTATGCCTATCAGTCCTAGAAGACATGAGATAGCTAAGAAGCTTCAGGAACAGTATAAGCCTATCCTTGAAAGACTACTCACAGTAGGTAATATTAACTGGAACTCTACAGCACAGGTAGCTAATATACTTTTCACAGATAAGGACGTTCCTGTGTATGATGAGAAAGGAGAGAAGCTACCTAACACTTATGAAGTGCTTGAATACTCCTTCATGAATGATATAATATATAGAGGTGAGTTTGACACACGTAAGGGAGCTACACTGTTTATGAATGAGTGGAAGGAAAAGAATCCTCACCTGTATGATATTAAGGTTAAGCTTAAACACAACTATGCCCCTGTGATTATTGGATATGGTGTAGGGCTTAAGGCTATTGAGAAGACAGCTAAGGGAGTTCCTTCAGTAAGCAGTGATGTGCTAGTAAACTATGTAGGTAATCCTGTAGTAGATGATCTACTAGAGTATCGCAGGTTGACTAAGTTAGAGACTTTCATTAAATCTTGGGAAGAAATTCAAGTGGATGATAGAATATACCCTAGCTTTAACATTACAGCACGTACAGGAAGAACTACATGCTCTAATCCGAACATTAGCTATTGCTGAGTGTTCTTTCACCGTAAGGTGTCAAAATAAACTACGTGAACTCAGGGAAACCCTTCACTAAGTGGGCAATCCTGAGCCAAGCCTTATAGGGATATAAGGAAGGTGCAACGACTAGGTAAAGTACTCTAGAACAGAAGAAATACCCACGAGTGCGTAGCTCCTATTGACATAAGTTAAGGTAAGTGTTATAATTATTTCAACAATTACCTTTGGAGGACTTATGCATAAAGATAAAAAATATCTAAAAAGAAGGTTCATAGAAGAAAGAAAACCTGTAAAATTTATTGCACAAGAGTGCAATGTTAGTGTCAGTACAATAGAAAACTATCTTAAGAAGTATAATCTTAAGAGGGGTAACATTAAATACATCATTAACAATGATAAGGTAGATTTTACCTCTCCTGTGTTTAACTACTTCTTAGGTCTTATAGCCACAGATGGTTATATGGATAAGAGAGTACCTAGAGTATCACTTAGATGTAAGAATCTAGGATGTGATAAGGTGTTCAATAATCTTAAAGACTATTTTGAGTTTACTGGTGAAATTAAACTCTACAGAGAGTGTTATGATCTATCAATAACATCTAGATACTTAATAAAAGCTATTAAGGTAGCAGGAATATCTCCTTTAGGTAAGGTGCATAACAAGTTTCCTGAAAGCTTTTATGATGAAGACTGTGCAAGAATGTACTTTAGAGGTTTACTAGATGGAGATGGTAACATTAAACTGACAAAAATATTCAGAATAACTATTACTAACAAAGACTTTTTATTAAGTATGTCAGACTATCTAAATAAAACTATAGGCACAAACACAGTTGTGAAGCCTGATAGAAAATATTGGAAGATAGAGATGGTCAAGCGTGATAGTAAGTTATTCCTTGATTGGGTTTACAAAGGATATGAACAGTTTAGATTTTTAGATAAGTATTATCGTTATATAGGATGAAGATATAGTCTGAGCTTACAGGATGATAAACTGTAAGAACTAGAGGATAAAGAGCCTCTAGGGTAACAATATGACAGCAGATTCCCCAGGATAAAAATGTAAGGAATTTGATTGAAGCTAGACCTGGATGGAAGATATTGGAATGTGACCTATCACAAGTTGAATTGCGTGTAGCATCTATCTTTTCAGGAGATGAGAATATGCAACATGCCTATCAGTCAGGTAGTGACTTGCACAGTAAGACTACTACACTTTTGTTTGGTGATACCTCAGAGATGAGTCCACAGGAGAAGAAGCGTAAGAGAACACAAGCTAAGTCTTGCTTCAGTGGTGATACAGAGATACTTACTGAGAATGGTTTTGTTGAGTTCAAGATGTATGATGGTATTACACCTGTCGCTCAGTATAATATTGAGACACAGGAGATCAGTTATGTTGATCCTTTAGACTTCAGAATGATACCAAACCAAAAAGTGTGTGTCTTTGAGAATGAAAACACTTCATTAAAGCTTACACCCAACCATGAATGTATTATACAAGTACAGAATGGTAGAAAGTATATGAAGAAAGTACCATTTGAAGATCTAGCAGGTCATGGTCAGTCTAAGTATGCTTGGGTAAACGCTGGGTACTACAAGTATGAAAAGTGCTGGTTCATAAAAGATGATATGACAAGACTAGTTGCTTGTTTTGTGGCTGATGGGTCTTATAGTGAATCAAAAACACAGATCAGGTTCGGTTTTACTAAGAAACGTAAAATTGAAAGATTCAGAAATATGGTTGATAGGCTTGGAGTTGACTATGATGAAAAAGTCCAAGGTAAACTTAAGGTAACCTATTTTACAATTTCTGACTTTGATTATGTGTGTAATATGAAACACTATTGTACAGCAGATAAGACATTACTTAAGCCTGCTATGACTGAGCTAAACCCTCTTGTGTATTTAGAGGAAGCAAGTCATTGGGATGGGCATGTAAACCACACAAACCTTATTACAGTAAGCTCAACTAACCGATCAACTTTAGACTCTATGCAGATCATGGCTGTTCAATCAGGTGTGAGAGCAAGACTTTACAAGGTTAAGGATGAGCGAGATAATGTAAGTGATACATGGACTCTATCATATAATCTGAATAAAAAACCACTAAGTAGGTTTGAAAGTAAAGATATAGACCTAAGAACACACCATAACACTAACCATAATGTATACTGTGTTACTGTACCTGAGCATAATATTGTTATCAGGCATAATGGTAAAGTGTCTATCCAAGGAAACTGTAATTTCGGTTTTTTATACGGAATGTCTGCAAAAACATTCGTTCAGTATGCTAAAAATTTTGGATTGAATATTACAGAAGAGGACTCAGGACACTTGCGAGAGAACTTCTTTAAGGCTTACCCAACATTGCTTACATGGCATGAAGATTGTATAAAATATGCTAGAGCAAACGGCTACACATGGTCTCCTATTGGACGTAAACGTTTCCTTCCTGACATTAATTCTAGCAACTTTAGAGCTAGAGGTCAGGCTGAAAGACAATCCATAAACTCAGGAGTCCAAGGATTTGCTTCTGACATGTGTACAAGTGCTCTAGCTGATATTGTGTTCAGTGATAAGATTGACCATGATAGATGTATTGTACTAGGTTCTGTTCATGATGCTATTCTCTTTGAAATTAGAGATGATTATGTTGAGGAAGTAGCTCCTAAGCTTAAGTATACTATGGAACATCCTTCTATTCTTGAAGGTCTTGATATACCAATTCCAATTATTGCTGATGCTGAAGTTGCACAAGCATGGGGAGGATAAGAATGATAATCTTAGATAAGCCTGCTTATAGGCTTGATGAATACAAAGAGATCAGAGAGGCTAATCGCAGGTTTTTCAAGATGGACCCTGAGCACTACATAGACAAGCAGAATGATTGGGAAGACTTATACACAATCTCAATCAGAGGCACTGTGTATGTAATGGATGACTTCTTTAATGGTCTCAGACATATCAGAAAACACTATGGTCAACCTGTGTCTAAGATGAGCAGTTTTGACCTAATATTTAAGACTAAACATGGACTACCTGAGGAGATTGACTACATGTACCGTAGATTCAGTAATGCCTACAAGACTGTGACTGACTACATTTCACAGACATGTTGCTTCTCTCATGTGGTCATTGATGAGCCTGAAAGGATAGAAAGGAGGATTGTTCATTATCCTGTGATTGATAGAACTGTTCCTCTTTGGTTAAGAGAGAAGATCATTTCAATCATTGATAATGGTTATGCAGAATGACTTATAATGTATTAGAGTTCTTTGATAGCCAGCTTAAGAAAGTACATAAGTTTGATACTTATGAAGAGGCTGAAAAGTTCCATGAAGAGATGCACAGAAAGACTAAAAGCACTTACTTCATTCGATATAAGATGGATTTAAACAATGTATTCTAGGAGGAATAATGGTAAACAAAAGTAGCTCAGTAGGAATTACTGAGGATATTATCACAAACATCATGCACTTGGGAGCTAGTGAGTACCACTTGGAGATCCTTATCCGTAAATATGAGGATCAGATTAAGTTTTGGTATAACCTAGACAATCCTGAGTTTCAAACTGAGGAAGATAAAGTAGCTATCTATGACACAAAAGACAAGGTGTATCAAATTACACAGCTTCTTCAGACTACTACTGAACAGCGTAGAAAAGCTATGGAATTGCTTAAGTCACAGGCTAATGAGGAAGGAAACCCTGACATGTGGTGTCTCCTTAAACACGTTCTTGTGGCAACTATTACAGCGTTTGAGGCTTGGCAAGTAGACCTAGCCAATGATAAGGTTAAGTTTGCTTTCCTTGAACAGTCACGTGTAGCAAACCAAGTTTTAGCTATCTTTTTAGGTTATGAAGTTACTCCATGTAGTGCTTGCTTAACAGATCAATTAAAAGAGGACGGGAAGTAATTCCCGTCCTGTGAGGAAAATTATGAACTATAAAGAAATTATTGAAGATGTTTTAAAAACAAAAAGTAAATCTAAACTTTGCAATGAGCTAGGTATCTCACAGTACTACCTTGATAAAATCCTTCAGGGTGAGGAAGTACCTGACCTAGTAAAAACTAAGATTGTCAACATGGTTACAAGTGAAACTGAGGATGAAGAAGTTATCTCAATTTCTAAGACTGAAGAAGACTTCATCCTTGATGCACCTATTGACACTTTCCCTGATAAGGTTAACCGTATCTCTTACCTAAACTATGTTCTAAATAGCACAAAAGCAAACAAAAACCACTATTGGAGACAAGTGCTTACTAAGAATGGATCTAGCACAGAAGAGGAAACTGTGGATCAACTAGAGCGTATGGTAAACGCTATCCTGAAAGGTAACTGGAAAGTCTCTGAAGAGGATGTACCTTACATGATTAAGCTTCCAAGTTACCACTACTTAACTAAAATGGTTGATGGATCTACAGGGTGGTCACTTGCGAAAAATTCAAACACTGTGGTAGGAAGTAGCAAAGATGAATTGCTTAAACAATATCCTGAGTATGAAGACTTTATTGTGCAAGAGCCTATTAATGTTGTGAGCTTTAAACCACAAGGTGAAAAGAGTAAACGCTTCACATCTAGCAGAAAGAAAGGCTTTGTGATCAAGGAACATGCAACAAAAAATTATTAATTATGTTCTCTTATTTGGATTCCTACTGTTGACTCTTTGCTGTTATACCACTGTGATCTCACAGAAGGCTCAGATTGAGAGTTTAGAATACCAGGTGGGTAAACTTAAGGGTGAAGTAAAACAGAACCATGAGGAGCTTAATAGCAAGGTCTATTCACTTGATATGAGATTCAAGGACATGGTTTATTATTTGGAAAATGGAGTAAGTAGAGGTGGATAATGACAACTTATAGTGTAAGTCGTGTAAAGACATTTTTGGACAATCCTTGGAAGCATTGGTGTAAATACCTAGCAGGCTACAAGGAAAAGCAAGATCCTGAAGTAACACAGTACATGGATCGTGGAACATACTTCCATAGAGGCATGGAGCTTTTAGCACAAAGTAAAGGTAAAATGACTCAGGAAGAGTTGTATGCTAAGCTACGTGAGATCTATGCAGAATCAGGTTTCTTAGAGGAAGCTAAACTTTCAGGTGAGCTTGCTATTGATCGTTACCTTTCAGAAGGTGAGCCTGTAGACTTTGAGAAAATCATTGAAACTGAGCATCAAGTGTACTTTGACCTCCCTAATGGACACCAGTTCACAGGTATCATTGATGCTGTTATTCAGAATGATGATGGAACTGTGACCATTGTTGATTATAAGACTCACTCTACAGCTCCTACAGATGATGAATACCGCTATAGCCTTCAAGGTAACTTGTATATGTATGTGTATACACAGCTAGGTTACAATGTACGTGATATGATCTTTGATTGTGTGAATCCTAAGATTAAGCTCACAGGAAGAAACTACAAACGTAAGACAATCCGCCTTGTGTACAATGAATATCGCACTAAGGACTTCTTTGACCAGTTTGTACATCTTGTAGACCTAATTGAGTCTGATCCTGAGTTTAAGCTATACATTCCAGGAAAAAGTGGACATAAGCCTGATGCCTATGATTACCTCTATAAAGTGTATATTGGTGAGATGATGGAAGACCTAGATGAATTTATTGAGAAAAATTTTCAAAAAAGGGTTGACAGTCCAACCCAAAAATGATAGAATAACTTTGTTGGGTTATCCAGCAATACACTATAAGGAGGAATCAAATGATTAGGTTCATTTGGGCACAGGATGCTAATGGTTTGATTGGAAGTAAAGGAAAGATCCCTTGGTACAATCGAGATGATCTTAACTACTTCAAGAATCAGACAACAGGTGGCATTGTAGTCATGGGAAGCAGGACTTGGTTCTCTCTAGGATGCAAACCACTTAAGAATCGTCATAACATTATCCTGACAAAAGAGGATGACATTAAAGGTTATGACCAAGAGAATGTCTACATTGCTCACACAGCAGAAGAAGTCATTGAGATCTATGAGAACTCTAGCCTAGATCTTTGGATCATTGGTGGAGCTATGACTTATAAGACTTTTGAGCCTTGGTGTGAGGAAGCTGTGGTAAGCACAGTGGAAGGTGAGTATGAAGGAGACACTTACTATAAGGGTCTAGTGGATAAGCTCACTGAGGAGAATGTAGTAGTTACAATGAAAGGTGATGGTTTCACAGTGAAACATTATAAGGTGAAATGATGGTAACACAAGATGCTTGTATCTTTCTATGTATTGTATGTTCATTTCTAACAGGGGTTCTTTGCTACTTTATTGGAAAATGGGATAAAGAAGATAAGCATACAACTATAAAAGGTACAAAACTAAAACTCATTGAAGGTATTGATGGAGTTACATCAGTACAGCTTACTCCTATCCGTTATGTAGAACTTCTCACAAAAGAAGAAGAGTGTAATGAGTTGAAACTAGCTATCAAGAGGTTTGCAGATGAAACTCCTAAAGGAACTTAAAGATTTAGTTTCCCTTATGGGATGTATGATTGTATCAGTAGCTTTACTAGCTATCACAATTAAGCTTATAGCTATTGTATGGAACTTTATTATGGCATGGTGACATGATGAAAGAAGATATTGTAAACCCAAAGCGTTACACAGGAAACAAACTAGAGTGCTGGGATTTTTGGATTGTAGCTAAACTCAATCCTCTAGTAGCCTCTGCTGTTAAGTATGTGTGGCGATATAAAGATAAGAATGGAGTAGAGGATCTTAAAAAGGCTCTTGTGTTCTTAGATAAAATGAAGAATACACCTCAGGAAGCTCTCTACTTTGAAAAAGGTGAGTTCTTTGCAGATGATTGGTTACTTGAAAGTATGAGTGATACTCAGAGATTCATTGTAAACACATCTGTGCAAACAACACATGAAGATTTATATAAGGTAGCTATTAGTGATATGGAGATTGCTATTAACTACTTAATTAAGAAAGAATATGGAGAGTTAAGTGACTAACATACTACAAATTTTATTGATTATTATTATGACTTTTAACATTATCCTAGATCTTTACTTTATCTTTAGAAGTAAAGCTCTTAAGACAGTTAAGATTAAGTACAAAGACAATGTAGCACACCTTGTGGATCTCACAAAAGGTGATTGGATTGACCTAGCTTCACCTAAGAGTATTGTTTACAAGAAAGGTGATCTAGTTCAGGTTGACTTTGGAGTAGCTATGGAGTTACCTCCTTACTATGAAGCTCATATTGCACCAAGATCAAGCCTATTTCAAAACACAGGCTTGCTTCTCACAAATGGTGTAGGAGTTATTGATAACTCTTACTGTGGTGATGAAGATTATTGGGGAGCTAAGTTCTATGCTACACGTGATGGACTCATTGAAGAAGGACAGCGCTTGTGTCAATTCAGAATTATTGAAAACCAACCTAATATTCATTTTAAAGAAGTTGACCACTTAGGTAATGAAAACCGTGGTGGTTATGGAAGCACAGGGAAGTAGGAACAAATGAAAGTTAAATAACTAAAATTTAATACATATTATGATGACCAAGACTACATTACTGATTGTATTAATACAGCTCTTGATGGTAAAGAGGTTATTGACATTAAAGTTACTTCTTCTGAATACCCTGAAGAGCATGAAATGTTGATATTTGTGACAATTCTATATAAATAATGGAGAATAACAAATGAAATTACAAAAACTAACTAAAATTAAATTACATACCATGACAACCTTCTATGGTGAACCTGGATCAGGTAAAACTACCTTCATCAATACACTCC